AACGAGTTCAGTTGTTGATTCTAAAGTAACAAAAACATATGTACATACTGATAGATATTATATGATTTTAAATGGAAATATTAAAACTACTTCTGTTCATCCATTTTATACTGATGGGAAATGGATAGAAGCTGGTGATTTATCAATCGGAGATAAAATACTTCATGTAGATGGATTGGAACATACTATTGAAACTATTGAGTTGAGTGATGAACAAGTTACTGTATATAACTTTGAAGTAGATGGAACACACAATTATTATGCTGAGGGTTATTTAGTGCATAATAAATAATTTCAATATAAAATAATGGTTTTAAATAAAAAAATTCTATATGTGAATGGTTGTAGTTGGGTTGAGGGTGATGAACTTGAAAATCCAAAAGAGGAAAGATTTAGTAGGTTAATATCAAATGATTTAAATCTTAATGAAGTTAATGAATCTATCTCAGGTTGTAGTAATGAAACAATCATAGTCAATTCTATGAAATGGATTTATGATAATCAAGAACTTCATAATGAAACAATATTTATTATAGGATTTACAATAGAGAGTCGTTCTAAATATGATTGGGAAATGTATGACATAATTTTATTTCAATCATTTTTACAATCACTTGGAGTAGAACACATATTATTTTTTTCATTTGGTAAATCACATAAAGATTTAAATATTAATAATTTTACAGACAAAGCTTTTTATGAAGTTATAACACAAGATAAAAATAATTTAGAAAAAGTATTTTGTGAAAATGGACATCCAAATGAAAAAGGACATAGAATTTTTGCAGATTATTTAAAAGGTTGGATAGATGATACAGAATAATAATTGGCAGTGGTATATGAGTAGACCAAATTTTCTCACAAATGATGAGTGTGATGAGCTTGTAGATAAAATTAAATCTACTGAAAAGAAAGAATTTGGTTGTCTGGAGCCACATACAGGGGCTGATCATATTCCAGAAATTAGGAATGTTTCAGAGTGGTATTTACATAAAGATAGTAGAGATTATGTTGTAGGAGATTATAGTTCATTACAACAGAATTTATTTATTGCGGCTAAGATGTGTAATCATTTATCTTGGAATTTCAATATAAAACAAGTTGAAAATAATATGAAACTTCTTGAATATAAAACTGGAAATTTTTATACATGGCATTCTGATTTTAATTCTGGTAAATCTTCAAGAAGAAAGTTAACAGCAATTATACAATTGTCAGACCCAAATGATTATATTGGTGGTGATTTAGAAATGGCCATTCAGGAATTGGATACACTTGAGTATTATAACTTACCCAAAGAGAAAGGAACATTATTGATTTTTCCTTCACTACTTTTTCATAGAATTACACCTATTACAATGGGCACTCGCCATTCTATACAAGAATTTATATTAGGAGATACTTTTGTATAAACCAATAGATATAGATACTCTTAAAAAAAATCCATCATTTAGATGGTGGTTAACAAGAGATAATTTCTTTACTGAAGATGAATGTAATGAAGTACGAAAATATATTGATAATAATGCAAAACCAAAGGTAGGTTCGTATTCTATTGTTGAAGAACAACCAATGATGGAAGATGAGATTTGTAAGTTAAACATTGCTGATATTGTAGAACAAAAATATTTAGATAAAATTTGGAGTTTGATTGAAATAGCCAACACTACATCTTTCAAATATAATATTTCAGGTATATATAAAAATAAACTTATGGGTCATAGATATGATGGAGATGATTGGTATACACCACATTCAGATTTTCATCCTATTGATCCCTTTACAGTAGTTAAGTTAACTGTAGTTATATTTTTAAGTAATGAGGGAGAGGAATATCAAGGTGGAGAATTTAAGTTTTTCGATAGTACACACATTGAATCAAGAAAGGGTAGGGCTTTAATATTTCCATCATTTTATGGACATGAAGTTAAACCCATTACAAACGGACACAGATATTCTTTAGTTACTTGGGCCATTGGAGACACTTTTGTGTAATGAAAAAAGAAGATTTAAAAATAGCCTTATGTATTTGTCCACAATGGTCTATATCAACACCTTCATTTGCATTAGGTAGTTTAAATACAGCCTTAACAGAGGCAGGTTATAATTCAACTCAATATGATATTAACATGATGAGTTCATTATATTTAAAAGAGAATCATAGAAAGTATTTTAAAAAATGGACACAAGATAATCCTTGGTCTACAAAGGAAGTTTTTTGGGAACAAATAGTTCCAGTGTTTCAAGAATTTTGGTTTGATACAGTAAAAGAATTATCTAAATTTGATGCGGTTAGTTTTACTATTTATACATCAAACATTATGACAACAGATTATCTTGCTCGTTATTTAAGACAAATTAATCCCAATATACATATATGGTATGGTGGCCCGTTTTGTCAATATACTGAATGTGGTGGTTTGGTAGAGAAATATAAATATAGAGAGTTTGTGGATGTTGGGTGTGGAACAAATGAAGGTGAAAAAACTATTGTAGAGTTAGCTACAGATTTTTTAGAAAATGGAAATTATGAAAATACAAAAGGAATTTGGAGATGGAATAAGTTACGACCATCATTTGCATCAGTTTTAAATAAGGGTAGAAGTGGTAGAACCCCAGTTTATACTGGAAATTTACAGATAATGAATTTGAATACTTTAAGTACACCAACTTGGAGTGAAGAAGTTTTAAAAGGTTATACTGAAATTAGAAAAGAAGATAAAACATCAGATTTTGGCCCAAAGTTGACAGTACCAATTCAAGGTTCAAGAGGATGTACTTTTAAATGTACTTTTTGTAGTGAGACTCGGTTATATAGATATAGAAGTCCTGAAAAGTTAATTGAAGATATAATAAAATTAAATAAAGAATATGGAGTTGAAAATTTTTGGTTTACAGATTCATTGATAAATGGTTCAATAAGTAATTTTGAAAAGTTTGTAGATATTATGAATAAAAATATTAAAGAGAAAGAAATACCAAAAGTTAATTGGGGTGGATATTTTAGAACACATAAAAAAATGAATTATGAACTTCTTAAAAAGGCAAAAGAATCTGGATTATATTATTTAAATATTGGAGTAGAAAGTGGAGTTTCTAAAATATTATCTCTGATGGAAAAAAATCAAACACCCGATTTAGTTAGAAGTACTTTGGAGGCGTGTTCTGATAACCATATAAAATTTGATGCAAATTGGATACCTGGATATCCAAAAGAAACCACTATGGATTTTTTAGTAGGTTTAAAATTTTTATATGATGTTAAGGAATGTTTTAAATATGATTGGAACTCTGGTAGAATTAATTTAATGAAAGGTACTGATGTTTTAGATGATACACCACTTGATTTATATAGAGATATTTTTGATATTTCAAAAGATGAAAGTTTACTTAAAAATTGGGTAAGTAATGATTATAAAAATCACATTTTCATTAGACATTTAAGGGCCCATTTAATAGATTTGTTTTTGGATATTTTTAAAATGAATCAGCAAGAACGATTTCCACTTATGGATAAATCAAAAAATGTAATTAATTTTAAATGTGATGGTGATAAGGAATCGGTTAATGATGATATATTTAAGAATAGGTTTTTACGAACACCACAATACCACGATACTACAGAATTTGAAGATATATTAGTTTGGGGTATTTGGAATGAGATAAAGGCATATGTGTGGTTATTACATAACTTAAAGAAAAACCCAACTATAGAATTTAGTATAAATGATAATCTCGAAACATTTAATTTAAATAATGTGATATATAATACTCATGTAAAGTTTACTTCAAAGAATAATTATTTTAATTTGTTAATAAATTTAAAAATTAAAGTTAGTGAAGAAGATAAAGAGTTTTTAAATATAAAAGGTTTAGAAGATTTAAATATAGAGAAAAAATTCAACCATACAGGATGGTTTGATGATGAGAATAGTAAAGAAGTTGAAGATATGTATTTGGATTCATTTAATACTGATAAATATAAATTAAATATACCGAGAACTGTAATGACTGGAAGATATTAATGCTTCATAAAATAGGATCAAGAGCTGGAAATATTGGAATTATGATTAACGAAGTCATACAGAATAATATTGAAGGAGACATTTTAGATATAGGTGTATATAAGGGATATTCTACTTCTTTAGTAATTAAAAAACTAAAAGAATTAGGAATTAGAGATAGAGAAGTTTATTTGTATGACACATTTGAAGGTATGCCTAAACCAACCGAAGAAGATGGTGATAAGATAAGTAAAATTTATCGTAAAAATTGGGCTTTAGGTACATTGGATGAAGTTAAAAAAAATATATCTAAATGTGGTTATCCTGAATCTAATACACATTATATAAAAGGTATGGTAGAAGAAACTTTATTAAATCATCCACACAAGAAGATAGCCTATATGAGATTAGATACTGATTATTATTCAAGTACTAAGATGGAATTAGTATCTTTATATCCAATACTTTCTGTAGGTGGTGTAGTTATTGTTGATGATTATCGTAGTAAATTTATAGGAAGTACTAAAGCAGTGGATGAATTTTTTTATGAAAACAATATTCCAACATCAATTATTAAAAGAATTAATAAATCTGGATGTGGAATATATTTTAAAAAGCCGAGATATTAATGATTACTAATGATAAATTTCAGTTTGTTATCCATAGAGATAATTTTCTATCAGAAAGTCAATGTATAAAGTTAATTGAATATTTTGAAAGTAAAGAATCAAAAGATTCAGAACTTGCTGGAACTTATGATAAAAATTTACTTAATAAAGAAGTTCGTAATACAAGAGAACTTGTACTTGATGATGAAAAATTAACTAATAAATTAAAAATGGTTTTTGAATTGGCAAATGTTTCTACATACAATTATGATATTAAAGAAATGGAAGAAGTTAAGTTATTAAAATATACACAAGGTGGTAGATATAAATGGCATACTGATTGTGGAGCAAAAGAAATTTCTACACGAAAATTAACTGCTATTGTACAGTTGAGTGATGGAAATAGTTATGAGGGTGGAGATTTAGAATTTGGAATTACTAATGAAACTGGAGAAAGTAATTATACCACTACAAGAGCACGAGGTAGTATAATTATATTTCCTGCATTTTTATCACATAGAATAACACCAATTACAAGTGGAACACGATACTCATTAATTACATGGATGAATGGAGATACTTGGAAATGAAGATGGAGAGAAATAATAAAGTTTATAATATAGATGAGTTACGAGAAGATAAAAAGTTTGTAGAAGAACGATTCAAATATGAAGATGGTGCATTTGGACATTCTATATCTTTACCAAGTCTTTATGATTTAAAAGAACCATATTTAAGTCATCACAATAATGTACCATTGCGAGGGGTGTTGGATTATACACCGTATTTTAAGGAAATCTTTGATAGTTTCGAAACAGAGATAACATCATTTAGATTGTTGAGAAAAATAGCTAATTCTTCATATGGGTTACACCATGATAAAGATGTGGGATTAGATATAAAAAGATTTCAAATACCTATTGTTACAAATAGTGATACTTGGTTATGTGTTACAGATTATGATGAAATTGAAGAGGGATATACAAAAGAAAATAGTTATTCTATGTTAGATTTTCAAAATAGATTTGAAGGACATTATAGATGTTATAAGTTACAAGTAGGGTTAATGTATCATTTTGATGTTACTAAAATACATACCATGTTTAACGATGGCGATACAGATAGAGTTACATTATTAATTGATGCAAAAATAAATGACTGGTTAGAAAAATTTATAGGTACTTTCTGGATTGTTTAAACTATTTATATATATCTAAAGGTTATTATGTCTAAATCATTATTCGACCACATAAAACAGATTACAAATGTACAAAATACATTATATTGGGATTCAATTTCCGATGGTGATAAGAAAACTTGGAGCAACTATATGGTTCATAGATTTCTTAGTATGAAATCAGAATGGATTC